AGGAAATACCCGGTTCGTACGGTACGAACGGGTACATTTCGTACCTTTCGTACTTTTCGTACCTGATTCTGTCTCATTTTTGCCACAGTTACTTGCCCTCCCTCGACAGTTTGTAGCCCCCGACGGTGCCCGTCATGAAGGGCGAAAAGGCCAGCGCCTCGGCGGCTGCGTGGGCGGTCGTCTTGCTCATCGCCGCCTCCCTGCCGATTTGCCGCAGGTCCGGCAGCGACCAGATCATCTCCGAGTCGCTGCCCTTCTGGCGCTCCCTCAACGCCGTCAGCAGCTGCCGCTGCGCCTTGCCCTGCGGCATTGGCTCGCGCTCCTTGCGCCCCGCCGCGGCGGTCTCGCGCATGACCAGCGACTTGACCCGCTCGCCGTACTTGTCGGCGCGCCCCAGGTCCACCTCGGTGGCCTCGTAGGCGACCGGCGCCATGCTGGCGGTGTCCTTGAAGCGCTCGCGGGTGACGTTCACGACCATCGCCTGGACATCGGGCCGCTCGACGATGTACTCGGCGTCCGGGTTCGCCATGAGCGCCGACGCGCCTCGCGGGCGCTTGCTGTCGCCGTGGCCCGAGTGCGCCACGAGCAGCACCGTGGCGCTGTACCGCTCCCGCAGCCCGATCGTGAGCTTGGACAGGTACTCGGCCACCTCCTGGTTCGAGTTCTCGTCGAGCCCGGCGGAGAACTTGCTGAAGGTGTCCACGATGATCAGCGCCGGGCGTATGCCGGCCTCGTCGATGCCCTGCTGGAGCGACCCCATGTCCGCCTCGGCGTTGAGGTTGGCGACCGACTCCAGAGCGAGCAGCCGCAGCTCGCTGAGGGTGCGCCCGTTGCCGTGCTCCTGCACCCACGCCTCGGCGCGCCGCCCGAGACCTGCGCCCTCACCCGACAGGATGACGACCGGGTTGCCGGCGGCGGCTATGCGCATGGCCCAGTCGAGGGCGATGAACGACTTAAACGACGCGCGCGGCCCGGCGAGCACGGCGAGCACGTTCGCCTCGAGCACGTTGTGGATCAGCCAGGTGGCCTCGCGCCGCTCGGCGACGATCTCGCCGATGGCGCGCAGCGTGAGCCGCCGGCCGGTCGTTGCGCCCGCGCCGCCGGCCGTTGTAGTTGCGACCTCTGGTTCGAGGTTGCGACTCATGCCCCAGGCCTCTGGCACGTCGCCGTAGTCTGGCCCCGGCTCATCACGCGGCGGCGGGCCGATGCGCACGGCCTCCGAGACTGGCGACCAGCCGCCGGCGCGGGCGGCGTTGAAGAGGGAGCCGAGCGTGACGCCACCGCCGCGGTCCAGGTGGAACGACTGCCACCGGTACTCGATGTCGGCGCGGCCGGCGTAGGATGCCGGCAGCTCGCCCGTGATGCCGCCGCAGCTCCACGAGTCCCAGAGCTCGAGGCCGTCGTCTGCGCCGCCCGATGCGTGGTGCAGCGCCATGCCGACCATCAGCCATGCGTCGTATCCGGCGGGGTCGATGTACGCGATCGCCTCGGTGACCCGCGGCAGGTCGCGCTGGAAGTCTTGGCTGGTGCCGGGCTTTGGCGGGAGTTTCTTGGCGACCTCGGCGGGCAGCTCAAGGTCCATCCGGCGCTCGTCGATGAGCCCGGCGGGCAGCGGCTGGATGTCTCCGACCGGCCCCTGCTGGCCGAAGTGCAGCGGCCACCAGACGATGTAGCCGCCCTCGGCGCGGATGTCGAGCCCGTCGCGGCGCACCTTGCCGAGCGTGACGGAGACGCCGCCCCGGATCTTGACGCCGGGCGGCAGGCTGAAGAGGTAATGCCGGCCGCCGCTACCGCCGCCGGTCTGGTGTACCCGGGTGGAGATGAGCACGTCCTGGTGTTCAGCAATCCAGTCCTGCGCGGCCTGTCCTGCGCTCTTGTGGTCATAGTCCACGGCCACGATTCTGGTCACGGAGCCGGTCGGGACGCCGACGAGGGCGTCGGGGCGTTCGCTCCACCAGCGCCTGATCTGGGCCTCGTCTTGCGTCGCGGCCTTGAAGCCGTTGGAGGTGAGGGGGCTCTTGGCGCGCAGGGTGCGGCCGCTTTGGTCGGCCTCGTCGCGCCGCCGGCACGGGAACACGGGGACGCGCTTGGCGAGCTCGAGGACGCGCTCGACGGGCACGACGGCGGTGAGGTCTGGCTTGGTCATGGGTAGATATCCGGCCGCAGGGCCTTCCTAGATACACCGGTCGCTGCCTCGACGGCAAGCGCGCGCAGCGGTGGCACGCGCCCGGCGAGCACCCATTGATGCACGGCCTGCGGCTTGACCTTGAGTTTACGGGCCAGCGCGGTCTGTCCGCCCGCCTGGGCGACCGCGTGGAGTAGCGCCGCCTCTGGCGGCTGGACTTTGGGTTTAGGCATAGCGCCGGGAGGGTAGCAAGTGCGCCTTGAGGCGGCAAGGGCGGCGGCTGAAAAATATTTTCAAGAAAGGCTTGACACCTCTCCCGGCCTCGTTCAGTATGCATTCCACGGGCGGCGATGTTGCCGACCGGAAGTGATAGAAGGAGACGAACATGGAACACTTAGAAGTCAATCACGAGACGATGGTCTCTGCCGAGGTTGAGATGGTGCTCGAGGGTAAGTATCACGGCAAGTACCGCGTGATCTTCCGCGACCTCGACGCTGACGCCGTAATCGCCGTGCGCATTTACCCGCGCCACATGCGCGACGCGGCTATCGCCTATGCCAAGACTCTCGCCACCGGCAAGGTGGCCGCATGACTCCCCTCGAGACCGCCTTCTGCGCAGCCGTCGGGCTTCTGGCGCTGATTTTCTTCGGCGTCTTGGCGCTCTTCATGTACGCGCGCCCCGCGCCGTGGCCGTGCCTACGCGACCGCCGCGAGCGGCTGCCGCACCCGACCATCCGCGCGCGCGTCGTGCAGCCGGGCAAGTATTCGCGGTGGTTCGTATGAGCGCCCCGGTCGATAACTTCTACAAGAGCCTTGAGCGGACGATGGGCCTGCGGATTGAGTTTGAGTACCCGGGCGGCGTAAGCCCCCCGACCCGCGCGCGACTTTGCGGCGTCAGCGTCGGAGAGTTGGCGCAGGCGCTCAGGTTCAGCGGCCTTTCAATTTTTACAGGTCGCGACGGCGTGATCGAAGTGCGAAGAGTTGATTCACAACAACAGGAGACGAAGTGATGAGCCTTTACGTTAGCGCCGCCTCTGGCGGCAGTTTCGAGCCCCGCAAGCCCATTGAGGCGGGTGCGTATGCGGCCGTGTGCGACATGGTGGTGGACCTTGGCGTCCAGCCGTCACCGGGCGGCCAGTTTGCGCCAAAAAGGACCGTGGTGCTGCGGTTCCAGATACCGGAGATCCGGGTCGAGATCACGAAGGAGGGCGAGACCAAGAGCCTGCCGGCGGTCATCTCGCGCACCGTCGGCCTCTCGCTCAACGAGAAGAGCACGCTCTACGCGCTGCTCACGAGCTGGCGCGGGAAGGCGTTCACGCCGGAGGAGTTGAAGAAGTTCGACCTGGGCAAGATCGCCGGGAAGCCGGCCTTCATCAACGTGACGCACTCGGTGAAGGGCGACCGCACCTACGCCAACCTCACGTCCATCATGCCGCTGCCGAAGGCGATCCCGGCTCCGGCCATGGAGGGCGAGGCGCTGGTGTACTCAACGGACGCGCCAGACCCTGCGATTTTTTTGCAGCTCCCGACCTGGATGCAGGACAAGATCGCCGCGCGCATCGTGGACGCGCCGAAGGCGGCCCCGAAGCCTGCCGCCGCGCCTGCGGCGCTGGCGTCGGACTTTGCCGACGACGACCTGACGTTTTGACCGTGCCTACACCAAGATTAGGCTACAAGGCAGCCGACGGGAAAAAGATTCCGTCGGTGACCACGGTCCTCAAGATTAAGGACCCCGGGGCGCTCATCAACTGGGCGTACAAGCAGGGCCGCGAGCACGGGCTGCTGGAGGGGCAGGGCAGGGACGCACCGAACGGTCTTTACGAGGGCAACGACATCCTCGCCATCGGCACCTGCGTCCATAGCATGTGCGAGGCCTGGGTAAAGGGCGGGTCTCCGATGGAGGTGCTCGAGAAGAGCATCGCCGCCGAGACCGTCAGCGACCCGGTGTCGTTCCGCGCGCGCGCATCGTCGGCGTACTCGGCGTTCGAGTTTTGGTGCAAGGGCACGCAGCTCCAGATTGTCGACTGCGAGGTCAAGGTTATCAGCGAAAAGCACCAATACGGTGGAACGTTGGATTTTATCGGACGCCTCGACGGCAAGCTCGTGCTCGGGGACTTTAAGACCTCGAATTCGGTCTGGCCGGAGATGCTGTGTCAGTTGGCGGCGTATGCCAAGGCCTATACGGAGACCACCGGGAACGAGATCGACGGCGGGTACCACCTGCTGCGGTTCTCGAAGGAGAACGGCGACTTCGGCCACCACTTCTATCCGTCCCTGGACGATGATGCGTGGCCGGCGTTCCTGCACCTGCGGGCGCTGCACGACCTGAATGAGAGGCTGAAGAAGCGCGCGGCGTAATCATCCACCCTTGAGTCTGGCAAACCCCTACTCGGAGCCCGGCCCCGTCCAGACAGCCGGTACCTTATGACGCTACACACACACGCCGGCCCGCTGCCCACGCACCAGTATGTCTGGGTCGAGCCCAACGCGATCGGCGACCACGGCTGGCTGCGGGCGGTCTGGTTTGGGCTCACGAGCTTCCCCGGCCGCGCCTTCGGCTGCCACGTGCTGCTTGAATGCGGCGCGGTCTACCGCAACGTACCGCTGCACCAGCTCGCGTCTCGCAATGATGTTGACGAGCCGTGGACGCCGGCGCAGGCCGCGACCTGGGACTGCTACGGGTACCAGTTCTCTACCATCGAATACCCGTTCCTGCAGAGCATGAACTGCCGCGTGCGCTTGCAGGACAAGTCGGAGCGCCGCGGGATGTACCTCTTCACCTTGGCCCCGGTCGGCGACGCATTCAGCGCAGCCCCAGAGCAGAGCAAGGAGTTCTATTTCCTGCAGCTCGAGAACGGCCGGTACACGGCGCAGCCGACGAACCATGTGCTCATCGAGGATCGGTCGTTCACGACGGCGCTAGAGTGGCCCAAGTTTCTGCGCCGGCAGAATGAGTGGCACAGCGCGGAGGATTCAGAGTGACCATCGAACTCGACGACTGGGACAGGGAATGGCTCGCGCGCGCGCACTCGGAGTCAGAGTACCGGGCGAAGGTGAAGGAGCTGATGGAGCGGTGCGCCGAGTACGGCGCCGAGCTCGAGCGGCTGCGCGGGCAGCGTGCCGGGTGCGGGTATCCTAACTGCATGGTGGATGGCCGCTGCGCCCGAATGTGGGCGGGCGAGTGTTCTGGGCCAAAGGAGGTAAAGCCGTGAGCGACAACATCACCCTGCCCCGCGCCGTCGTTAAGCGGGTGCGCTCAGAGTTGTATTTCCTGGTCTGCTTCGCCGACACAGACTGCGGCGATTCGGATTGTGATGAGTGTGAACCGCTGCGCCCAATCCGGGCTGCGATAACCGTGCTTGACGCCGCGCTCGCGGAGAGAGGGGAAGATGGAAAAACCGCCTGACTTTGACGCCTTCTTTCGGCTGCTGCGCGACGCGATCATCGCGGCGATCGGCATCCTGCTGTTCTGCGCGCTTCTTGTGGAGGTGATGACATGAGCGACCCCATTAACCCGGCCCACTACAGGGCCGGCGAGATCGAGTGCATCGACGCCATCGAGGCGCAGCTCTCGCCGACGGAGTTTCGCGGGTACTTACGCGGCCAAGTGGCAAAATATAACTGGCGCCTGGGGCTGAAGGATTCCGTGGAGCAGGACGCCAAAAAAATGCTCTGGTACTCCTCAATGCTCGCCGGCGTGGACCCGAGGGAGCGCTAGCCTAGACCGCGCGGCGGTCAGCCGAACTTGCGGCGCAGGTAGTCCATCGAGAGCGGCATCAGGTCGTAGTTTCCGTTGCGCACCTCGTTGAGAACGACGATGCCGGACCACTCCGACCGCTGCACGTCGTCCGGGCGGTAGCCCTCGTGGTCGATGTAGAAGCGGCCGCAGACGAGGCCATGTTTCACATGATCGGGGTACTGCTTCGACCCGTACAGGAACCCCTGCTGGTGGCCCTGCACGAAGCTCGACCCGATATGCCCGAGGCGGCTCGTGATGGTGCCGCCGATGGGGCGCCCCGAGAACGGGTTCGGGAAGTAATGGCAGTACTTGATGCCGTCTATCTCGACGATCTCGAGGAACTTCGGGCGCTCCCAGTCTAGGGTCTGGCAGTTGTGCGAGCCGATGGTGCCCTGCCACTTCGGCTCGCGCTTTGCCACACGGTCGGCGCGGGCCTCGTGGTTGCCTGGCACGAACACCTTGCGCGGCGTCCAGTACTTGCGCTTGCCCCGGATGCGCCGGTCAATCTCGGCCTGCATGGGCGCGCACAGGCGCCGGAATGCCTCGTTGCCGGCCTCGACATCCTCCTGGTACCGGGTGCCCTCGAGCTCCTCTGAGCCGGGTTCGTTGTGCGAGTTTAGAGACGGGAAGTCCCACCAGTCGCCGATGCATACGATGACATCCGGCTGGTACTCGACGATTGCTCGCGCCGCCCAGTCAACATGCTCTGTGTTGGCGCCCGGCCTAATCTGGGCGTCTGGGATGATTAGGTGCCGCCTGGGGGTCATTTTTTAGTCGTGGAAAATGTACTGCTGGACTGGTGCAACAAGGACGCCAGGTTGTCCACGAACACCTCGTCGTGATTGAGCGGGTGGTTCATCTCGCACAGCAGGGCGTGCGTCCACTCGTGGCAGAAGGCTTGCTGGAGCTCGGTGTCGCCCAGATCGCCCCGCAGGTCGATGCGGTGACGGGTCGGGTCGTACATCCCCACCGTGTCCATCGAGTGAGGCCACCGGGTGCGCGGGATGATCCGCACCGTGACCTCGTGGCCGTGCAGCTGGAACCGACGCGGGATCTGCAGCCGGGCGTGGCGGTCAGTCTTCCGACGAGAGGAGGCCTGCTGCTGGGGCATAGGTTGCGATCCCTCGAGTGCCACGCGACATCATTGCACGCCTAGCGAGCGGCGACTGTATACCACGCATCAGGTACTGTTGGATAGCCGGGCTCTGGTAGAGCCGCGCCGCTCCGCGTGGGGCGAACATCGCGGCCGCGCCGAGGGCTCCGAGGCCGAGTACATTCTCGGCTGGCTCTTGTCCGGTGTATAGGTTGTAGCCAAGGGCGCCAGCCGCCGGAATCGCCGCCCCTACCGCCTGGATGCCGGCGCGCGGCACGGTTCCAGACTGCGGCATCGTCTCGGCCATCGTCCTCATATCACGCGCGAGGCGCGCCATGTCTGCGTCGCCGCGGCCGTAGAGCGCCGCGCTGCGCTGCCGGGCGGTGCCCGTGGAGGAGGCGAGCGCCGCCGGCGAGATGTTGCCGGTCGCGTTGGCCGCCACCGCCGGCTCCAAGAGCTTGAGGTTCCGATACTGCTTGCGGGCCTGTCTGATGGCGGCGGCGGCGTCCGGGCCGGCGCTGCGCTCGAGGGCCGAGTCGATGGTCTCGCGGAGCTGCTGTGAGACGCCGGCGAGCGCCGGGTTGCGGCCCATTTCGGCGGCGATGGTGCGAATGCGCTGGTAGGCCTCGCCCGAGATGCGGTCCTGATCGTCCAACTTGCTTAGGATGTTGTTGAGCTGATTGCGCAGCGGGGCAAACTGCGCGGTCTCGAGCGTCATGCTCGCGGCCTCCTCGAGCGCCGCAAGCTCTGACACCATCCGGTCGTCGACCTTGATGCGGTTTTTCTGTGCAATCTCGTCCATGACTTCGCCGATGCGATCGTCGGCGCGCGCCAGCACCTCGGGCAGCGCCGCCTCGCCCTGCTCGCCAATGAGTCGCAGGGCGGCCGTGTTGAAGGCGCTCTGGGTCTTCTCGGCGCCCTTCTTCATCACGCTGGCCGAGATTGGGTTGTCGGTCAAGAAGCGCCGAACGGCGCGCAGGTTCTCGGAGCCGGTGCGCTCGGCGATGTCCGCCGGTATTCCCGCCTGCTCAAGCCGCTGCACGGCACGCTCCACCTGCGGCGTGGCGGCGCTGGTAACGGGCTGCGCGATGCGCGAGACGCCGCGCCCGACGGCCTGTCCAACGGTGCCGCCCAGGGCGCCCATGATTGCGCCCGCGGCCCGGCTTTCCTCCTCGGCCACCGGCTGCGCAGCGCCGAGCAGTCCGCCGCCTGTGGCAGCGGCTCGGAAGGTCGTCGGAGCGGTAAGGGCGCGCGCGCCTGTGCCGACCATGCCGGGCACGCGCGCGAGCGCCGCGCCTGGCACCAGAAGCGATCCGATGGAGCCGGCGATGTAGCCTGCCTTTCCGGCTCCGCTCTCCATGAACGGCGCGTTCTCGATGCGCCGACGCTCTTCCTCTTGGCGCAGCCGTTGCACGGTTGATGGCTCCACGAGCCCGACGGCGCTGCCGGCCTCCGCGCCAACCTGCTGCAAGCCGTAGCCGATGTCCTTTACGGACTGGAGCGCGCCGCGGCCAAAGGCCTCAAGGCCGCCCATTTCTGGGGCAGCAGGAGCCGCTGGTGGCTTTTTGTTTTGCCCAACCCAAAAGTTTTCGTCGGACACATAGCGATTGATTTCTTCTTCAATCTGTTGTGGCGACATGGAATCCGGGAACGAAATGTTCCCGAGGCCTTCGACGTATACGGTAGGCATGGCTTTTTCCTTACTTCTTGACGGGCACGAGGCGCCCGTTCTGGAACATAAAATCCGCCTGCGGGGCAGAGACGGGTGGCGCGGCGGCCGGGGTAGCCGCCGCCGGTGTTGAGGGAGGCAGGTAGTAAGTGCCGCTCAATATGGAATTCACATCTTCCTCATTAGCGGCCATCTTGGCGCGCGCCACGTCGATGGCGCGCCTCAAGAGACGCTCTCGCACGGAACGCGGCAGCGACGCCGACCCCTGCAACTCAAGCAGGATTTTTCGCTCGCCTTCGGTCGGCGCCGCGCCGAAGGTAGTTTTGAGCTGCGGGAGCACCTGCTGTTTGAGGATGAGGTCGAACTCGATGGTGGCCTCTGCGTCGGCCTGCGAACCGGGAAGCGCGGAACTTGCCGCTGCTCTTGCGGCGGCCCCAACACCTTCGTAAGCCTGCGGACTCAACTCCAAGGCGCGCTCGAGCCCCGAAATGCTGTCCGAAGATGCCTGGATGACGCCGCGCATTTCCCTGATAGCCTTCCGATCGTCCGCGCTCAATTTTACAGCAGGGGGAGCGCCGGGCACGCCTGCGCCACCGCCTCCCGCCGCGCGCGCGCCGGGCTCCATTCCCACCTTGAACTCTTGGCTAGTCCCGTCGCTGAAATAGGCGATTACTCTATCTCCAAGCCTTATCTCGTTGATAAGGGTCTTTGGCTTCTTCGCCTCGGCCGGCGTCGTAACCTCGCCGGTCAGTCGATTGACGACCGAGCCGCCAACGATGCTCCCGAGGGTGCCCTCGGTGGCGAGCTTGGCGAGATCCGGCGCCATCTGGCCGAGGTCGCGCCCCGCCTGGGAGCCGTAGAGCTTTGCTAGGGCGTCCCGCGGGTCTTGGCGGTACCGTGAGGACAGCTCGCCGCCCTCGCCGCCAGGGAGGCTCTCAAGCCGCCCGGCAGAGCCACCAAAAAGACGCCCCACCACCTGCGGCATCAGCGCCTCGGCGGCGGCCTGTCGGCGGGCAAGGCCGGCGGACTCACGCTCTGCGGCGCGGCTGGCGCGCATGGCAGCAAGCGACTCGTCGCCCGAGCCGGGTGACAAATAGTTGCGGCCAATCGCGCCAAGCAAGCTCAAGGTCGCCCGGCGGCGATCGTCTTCGGTCATGGACTCAGCGTCCTCGCCAAGCAGCCCGCCGATGTAGCGGCTAAAAAATCCGGGCTTTTTTGTTTTCTCTGCCATTTTCGTGGTCCTCAATCAAAGAGCAGGCCGCGCGTCTTGCGGCCGCCATAGGTGCTGTACATCTTGCGGTAGATATCAAGCGGGTCGGCGCCGGTAGGCTCGCCCACCTTGGCCCTAAAGGTCGGCGTCAGGTCCATCTCTTCAGCGTCTTCGCTTTGCGCGGCAAGGCGCATGATTCCGCGCTCTACGCCGGTGCCCTCTGCGTACCGCGTGCCGTAGCGCTTGAACATCTCCTCGTCGGCGTCAATCCTGCGCTGCGCCGCGCGGTCCGTCAGCTTCTTGAAAAAGTCCACCTCACGCCCTCCCGCGGCGCTTGCCGCCGACCTTCTTGTCGAGCTCCTTCACGGCCTCGGTGAGCAGCCCCACCACCTGCGGCAGATCATACTGGCGCATGTCGTCCGACTCGCGCCGCGAGACGGCCTCGGGCATGGCGCGCTCGACGGACTGGGCCGACATGCCCATGTCCTCCTCGCCGCCCCTGTCCTCGCCCTCGTTCTCGCCGTAGCCGTCCTCCCACTCAAACTCGATGCCCTTGAGCCGGCGCACCTTGTCGAGCGGGTTCTTGATGCCGCCGATGTTGCGCTTCATGCGCTCGTCGGAGCCTGGAGTGGGCGCTCCGCCCATCGGGATCATAGAAGCAAATCGCATACCAATATCAAATGGCGACTGGCGACCCGTCACGGTCCCGGTCTGGGTCACGTTGTACGGCGACGCCGACACCGCGCCCTGCCGGATCGCAAGCTGCCGCAGCGGGAACTCCTGCCGGCGGAGGTCCTCTTCGCGCTGCGCGTTGAGGAACTGCTGGTAGAGATTCTGCTGCTGCGTGCCGAGGCCCATCATCGCCCGCCCCGACTCGTACCGGTTCGCAAGCGCCGTCTGGCCGTATCCCGCCAGGTCGCCCCCAGCGCGAAGCCGGAACTCTGCGCCCTGCAAGCCGGTGGCTTGGTTCGCGCGCGCGGCCTCCATGCCAGTCTGCACGTTGAACTGCTGCGCCGTCGACCCCATCCGCTGCGCGTCGAGCATGGCCCGCTGGTTGGCCTCCTCGGCCGACAAGCCCATGCGCATGTAGTCCTGCACCGCCTGCTGGTTGGAGAGGCGCGCACGCATCTGCTGCTCAACATTGAACTGCTGCGCGGTTGAGCCTAGGCGCTGCGCCTCAAGCTCCGCCTGCTGGTTGCGACCAGCGGCGTCCATCATGGCGCGCTGGTTCGCCTCCTCTGCCGTGAGGCCCATGCGCATGTAGTCTTGAACGGTTTGCTGGTTCGCGCGCTCGGCCTCAAGCGCCGCCTGGACGTTCGTCGTCTCGGCCGTGAGCCCAAGCCGCTGCGCGTCCTGCATGGCCTTCTGGTTCTCGAGGTCAGCGCGCATCTGCGCGTCAACGTTCGCCGTCTCTGCCGTGAGACCGAGCCGCGCGAGCTCCATGTCGCGCTGCTGATTCGAGATCTGCCCGCGCTGGGCGAGCTCCATCACATTCTGCGCCGCGTTCTGGTTGGAGAGGCGCACCGCCTGCTCGCGGCCGACGTCGGCCTCGCGCAGCGCCGCAGCCTCGCGGAAGCCACGCGCGCGCTGCTCGGCCACATAGCGGTTGCGCTCGCGGGCGGCCTCGCCGGCGGCGATGCCCTCCTCGATGGCGGCCCTAGAGCCACCGAAGGCACGCGCCGCCGTGGCGCGGGCTGATCGCGTCCCTCGAGCCTGCTCCTCGGCGCGGCTGATGTCCTCGAGCCCCGCCTGCGTGACGGCAGCCTCGTAGGGGTTAATGTAGCGGCCAAGGTCTTGGTCCAAGAAGCCCGCCGCCTGCGCCGTGGGCGCAGCGCCCGGCGCGCTAAT